GGTATAGCTCGTTTCCATCTGCTGGTGGGGAATCTGTAGCTACTGTATCAAAGTATCTATCCGTAAAACTGTCATTGTTAGACAAGCTAGGATTTACGTTGTTACCGTAATAGGGCCCTATCAAGTAGTCATAACTAAGACCTTCTTGTCCGTATATGATTGTTTCAGGAACACCTTGAGTATTAGGTATTGCAATGCTTTGTATCAAGAACCCAGGCTGCGGACTAGTCAATGATATCTTCAAGTAATCCTTGTATACGTAGCCTGGAGTTACTTGCACAGGATCTTTCCTACAATCGTAGGTAACTTCTGACAGCACATTCACAAGGAACATGTAGTCATTGGGGAACTTGTATCTGTAGATATCAATATTCCCGTTCGTGCGTGACGTATACCCTATCCCCATATAGCTCTGGTTCTGAGTAGTATAGTCTTCAACAAGATGGCGGAGGTCATCGAGTCTCTTCTGAGACTGTTCAAACCCCCGCCTATACTTGTTGCCTAGCATGTTGTAGCGTTGGGAGATAAGTCTGCGCACAGCAGTGTTGAGCTCGTAGTCAATTTCTTCTGCGAGCAAGTTATCTGCTTGGAAAGATGCAATCTTTTGCACCCCCAAGTTTACTGCTATGTGCATCTCCTCTACTGTCATGCTATAGTTTTAAGCTTTGCCCTCATAGCGTTTAGAGCGCCTGAGTTCTTTTTGTTATTAAAATATACGATTGCATCGGACATGTCTGATCCAATTGTTTCGTCTTCGTGGATGATCTGATTTCCGATCTTTCTGAGAATACCTTTCTCAATAAGCTCTTCTACCTCTGCTCTTACATCCAAGTTCTTGTCAAGTGATACTTTCAAAAACACTCCAGGGTTCTTGTCTTTTTCACCGTACAAACTATTCTCAATTTCCATAGGACTGAGCTTGTCAGTATTCTGCTTGGTCATTACACGCAGAATCCTTTTCATCTTATCTAAGTTGGAAGAGATTTTGATGAACTCCTTATCAGCATCCTTCTTCAACTTGATTTTGTTATTAGACTTAATCAAGTCTTCCTCAGGATCATAGATGTAGAACTTCTTACCAGCTACAGTTTCCATTTCATTTTTACTGCTTCCTACCTGTCTATGACGTTGGCACCATCTAAATGTTGCGTAATCCTGAGGATTTTCTGGATCCCCATTTTCATCCAAGGTTATATTTAACTCTACTCCTTCAAATGGAACTTTGAGTTTCATATTAGCCCAGAACTCTTTCTCGGCTGCTGCCCAATTTGGGTGGTCAGGTGGAACATCCAAAATCCGTTTAAGGAATTTCTTGGACTCTTCGTCTTCAAACCCTTTGAGAGGTTGTCTGCCCACATAAATTGAACCTATTGAAATCCTGGCTCCTGCGAGGATCTCTTTTGGGAGGTAGCCGTTAAGCTCCTTCCGTCTGATGTATACTTTTTTCATGTTCTTTTTAGTTTAAGAATAACTTTTATACTGTGGCAATTCAGGGGGACCACCTTCGCAGTCCCCCCTTCATGCAAACCAAACACCAAATTACGATGCAGTACACTGGAAGTCCAGCGAAGTATCGAATCTGCGGAGCAGGATACCAGCCGTCTTCAACATGTGCACGCTAGCACCGTCTATATCACTTGCGCGAGTATCCGACTCTTTGAATCCTTTCGGAATGACGGAACCTGCAACAGCCCAACGAAGCATCTCACGACCCTTCTTGTTAATCATCTGGAGATTATTTTCTCCGTCATAGTTGGACTGGTCAACAAACACCATTCTGTAGCTCTCAAGCGGAAGACCACTTTCGGGGTGCTTCTTAGAAGCTTGAGCAACAGGACCATGGTCAAACAAAGGAGACTTCACCACATTAACCGTGTGACCATCAATGTGGTCGTAGCTAGTGAAGTAACCAGTAATACCAAGGCTACGACCACTTCCAGTAATGAACTTAGACTCAGTAGTTCTGAGGTAAGCGTTCTGTGGACTAGAAATATTACCACCGGAAACACCAGTAGCGTAGTAGTTGCGAAGAGCCTTATCAAACTCACGTGCACCTCCAACACCAGTATACAGGGTAACCTGCTTATCTGTAGCGTCAGTCATACCGTAGAACAAGTCACCAATGGTATCCTCAATCTTCTTCTGAGTCAGAGTAGAGTAAGTATCCTTGTTGATAATCTGCTCGAGCAAACCAGGACCGGAAACAACAGGTTGACCGTTCTCGTCAGTCATCTGCGTACGACCTGCGTCATCATGAGTACGCTGTCCGTACCAGTAGTACATCTCGCATTCCTCCTTAAACTTGAGCATGTGGCGGTACTCCTCGTAGTCCATCCAAAGCTTGGTAGAGCTGCCTTCCTTAGTAGGGAGGTTAAACTCAGCAACGTAATCTTTAGCGTTACCAGAGAACTGGTAAGACTTACGAATCGTTCCAATCTTAGAGCGGACGAGACCTGGAGCAGCCCAGTTGGAAGCGTTACCTCTTGAGAAGTCGATTCCAACGTTAGCATACAACATGCCCCAGAAAGCACCAGCAGCAAGATCACCTCCAGCAGCAGCACTAAGTCCAGCAGCGCCGGGCTTAACGAGTTGAAGTGTGTATTCATAACCTCCAGATGCGGGTTCAGGATCTTTCATAATACGAGCAAGCTCCCCAGATTGAGAAACGAGAGTATATGGGAAGATGAACCACTTGTCAGGGAAGGTCACCTTGAAGGTTGAACCATTAGAACCAATAGCGGTATCGCTACCAGCTGCTATTTGATTTACACTAACAACTGGGCGAACATTTACCTCGTGGGTCTTAACACGGTACTCATACTCAAAACGATTAATCGAGCGTGTGTTACCGACCCCTTCAGTCAGAAAAGAAAGTGGGAACTTCTTCTCCTCGCGTCCAGCCAAGTGTGTAATGATCGGAGAGAGTTCCTCCGGTTTTTCCATCAACGCATTAACCAACGAGTTTGTGTCGGTCATCTGCGAATCGTTATAGTACGTTTTCAGTACCTGCATTAAAGCCATAATTGTCTATATTTAAAAGTTAGGTTGCTTAAAAAAGCGCGGTTATGTCCAGATTGTCTGGATCAAATGCTGCTTGCTTACGTCGGCTCTGACCTTTAGCATTACGTACTTTCTCTTGATTGGAGACAATACGATCACGCAAATTGCGTGCGCTTTCAGTCTTAGCTTTCGTAGCTATAATATCTTCTAGTTGGAATCCGCTGAACATCAAGTAGTCTATCGCAAGCTTGATATCCATATCAGCTTCTGAGTAATCTATATCTCTCTGGGTTCTCCCATTATCATCTGCAGGTGCAGAGATGTACTCAAAGAAGTTAGACTTGTCTCTGTCAGGAATTCTAATACCTGCGAACTCTCTACCTTCCTCAAGAGTATTTGCTACTCCATCCCAGAACTGTTCTCGTTGTTCTTCTTGCTGCTGATATTGCTCTTGTTGTTGCTGGAACATCTCTTCACGCTGCTGTTGCTGTACTTGAGCTAAGCTGTCCTTAGCAAGATTAGCTTTGTCAAAGAGCTTACCGCTGTCTTCGTAGTCATCCAGCATATCTTGAATGAAAGCTTGGTCATGACCTTTGAACTGAAAGTACTGAGACAGTACAGCCTTTTGGGTCATGGTATCCTTTTCACTCATTGGGAGATTACCAAAGTCGTTCTGCGGATTGTGCGCTTGAAAGAATTGATCTGATTCTCCTCCTGCAAGCACATAATCTAGGTGCCGTTGAACTTCTGGAAACTGCTCGAACAGTTCTTGGATCTGATTTTCAGCTACTTCTTGAGATACATCTCTCACATATTCTGTGAGACCTTCTACTGTATCGTCGTATTCTGCATTAGGTTCAAATCCTATAGCATCGGAAATTTGCTTTGAGATAGTAACGTCTTCAAGATCGGAGTCTTCGGGTTCCTCATTTGAATCTTCTACGTATGTCTCTCTTTCAGGAAGCTCATAACCATCGTCATCAGCATCTTCGTCTCCTCTACTGTTAGCGTCTTCGTCTAGTTCGTTGTCAATGGGTTCTTTCTGCTCAACTTCTTGAGTCAGTGTTTCTTCAACTGTGTCAAGGCCTGGAGCCCCGTCACCGATAACGTCATCAAACGATATCGAGTTGAAGTCTAATTTGTCATTTGGGTCTGTCATTTTACAAAGGTATTTAGTGTTACTGGGTTTGCATTTATTAAATTATTTTTTACACTAGTAATTATTATATATCACTAGCCTTTTCTTATGTTTTTTATATTCTGCCTAGTACGCTTGTTAATAGCTTTAATTCTAGCTCTGCGTTCTTTAGCAGTTTCTACTTTGCCTTGCACGGCATTAGACAACTCTTCTACTTTCTGTTTTCCAGACTTTCTCTGTTCTGGAATTTCTGTAGTGATATTTACTATGTCCTGAGATATATCATTACCTTCAATTTTAGCCGCATCTCGTCTGCCTATCGTTTCGACATTAGTGAGATCTCTATCAGGTAATTGAGATGCTACTTCAGCTTGTTGCTGCATAGCCTGTGCTACCATATCAGCTTGTCTTTGATTATGCTTAGCATTTCCTACAGCTCGTTGCATGTAAGGAGTTTGTCCTATGTATCTGTAATAGTCCCATCTTCCCTCATGCTTGTTTCCTTCTTTGTCTCTCTTGTCTTCTGCTTTTAGCAGTCCCTCCATAAAATTCAAGCGTTGCCCATCTATTGCTGAGTAAGCTTTTATAACCTGAGGATCATCAGTCTTTTCACTAAGTATAGTTGTGTGATGAGGTCTCAGTGTTTTTCCTTTAGACGGATCTCTGTAGTCTACGGGGGAGTACTCAAGCATAAGACCTATGTCTCCTGGTACAGCTTCATCTCCAGATATCTTTTGGAATGGATTTTTCCCATTTTTAGTTCCCCCAACAAACCCATAGTTCCCAGAATACTCCGGTACATCTGTTGCACCTGCTTTATCGTATGTGTAACACCCGTATGGAGTACAGTACAGCTCATCATCTGCTTTGTACTTTCCAGGGTTCATTACCATGATGTTATTCTCAGGAATAGCTTCTATAAGTTCTGGGTATGATTTCTTAGCCTCCTTCTCTAGCGCTTTATATTCTTCAGGAGTTTTAGCTTTCTTCATCTTATCGAAGTGGCTTAGGTGAGGTCTGTATTGAGAATCTCCCGCTCCGAAAATGTTATTAGAGTATTTTATGTCAGAATTCAACTGCGCTAGATTCTCTGCAGTTGGGATAACGTTAGCTCTTACATCTTCTACTCTTTGCTGCTCTGCTGACAAGTCTTGTTCTGACTTAGAAACCACCTTAGCTTGGTTAGATGCTTGAGTATCAGCAAACTCCGTAGGGTTATTAGCTTCTAACGCTGGGAGCAAATAATCTACTACTGATCCTTTCTGAGCTTTTTTGTACCCACCATCTTTTCTTTGAGACATGAGCCCTGCCCCAATCCCAATAGGTGCTGCAGCTTTGAAGATGTCATCTGATTTCATATCGAAGAATCCGACATTACCAGTACTAGACTTCAAGAAATTCCCCGGCCTATTCATATGTATGTTTACATGAGCACCCCAATCACCGTCATTTAGTCCAAACATTCTTATATCATCTAGACCTTTTTTATAACCTAGATCTCCCAAAAAGTCTGTTTGCACACTACTCCCAAACTTCTCTTTTGCTATCTGTTCAAAGTCTGGAACTTTGCTAGGTGTCTTATTAACTACTTTATCGTGGTTCTTTGCAAACCATTCATACCTACTAATTTCAGTTTCTAGTTGGTTTATTTTAGATTTATTTTGGTATTGCGCTGGTTTCCCTTTCTCAATATCTAACCCAATCTTTTGGCTGGTAAGCCTTCTTTCTATCTCATCTTTAGGTGCACCTGATATTCTTAAATTTTTCCAGTGATCTCCCTGAGATACTATTCTGTATGAATTAGGGGATTCTTTAGCGTACAAGTCTGCTACGAATCCTTGAGGTTTACCCCAGTTTCTTTTAGAGAATGGGGTAAATCTTTCAGGTTGTCCCCATCCTGAGTAATAAGGAGTAGAAGCTAACCCGGGATCGGCTGAGAATACAGTCTTATACCCAAAACCTGGGTCTATGTCCATATCAGGATAAGTTTTCCCTGTTAGTGGGTCAATTTCAGTAGGATCAATCTTTATACCTCTACTAGTTCTGTAAGCTCCCTCTGGGAATGCTTTCTTGAAGTGTGAGCTATTTTCTTGTATGAATTGCTCAGCACTGCCTTTGTATGGCGATCCATCAGCATTCTTCATCCACGTACCATTGCTTTTGGTAGTGTACTCTATATGCTTGTACTCATCCATTAATTCAGGATGATTTGGAGTATCAGGGTTCCATTTCTTCCAGTCTACCTCAGACTTGAAGTTTTTGTAGGCATCTACGTCTCTTGTCCTTACTTTTTCTGCCAGCCTCGAGGTGTTCTGTTTTTGCAGAGATGCTAGTGTATTTGCGTCAAATTTGTCAATACCTGATCTAATAGCAGACCCTGCAGCAGTCATTGCAATATCTAGTCCTCTGTCTATAGGTAAGAAGCCTATACCTCCAGCTATCTGACCTATGTTAGAAGTAGCAGGGTTATCATACTCGTAAGCTGCCCTAGCCTCGTTGTCTGCCCCAAGTCCGGGAGGAGTCATAAAAGCAGTGTTAGGGTTTACTCCTCTTTCAATTGCTTCCTCTCTTTTTCTGTCAGCTTTAAACCGTTCGTCAGCTGCTGCTCTTTCTCTATCGCTTCTGTTGTCAGGCTTTAGAAAAGTTCTCTGAGGTTGAGGAGCTTCAATTCTATTCTGCAGTCTAGGGTCTATATTGAACGCACCTTCTTGAGCTTTAATCCTTAGTTCTTTAGCTCCTACAGGATTAGGGGGAAGCGGGACAGTATTTCTATTAGATCTTTGTAACCCAATCTGCTCATTGGTTCTTGTCTCCCCTGGGAATCTCCCTGCAAAGTCATGCTCAGTAGCATAGTTAACCCATTGAGCATCCCTCTGTTGATTAGGGAACACTTTGGGCTGCATCTCATTCATGTACTCACCTGGGTTATATCCCCCATCCTGCATACGAGATGGGGTCTCAAGTACAGTACCTGTATTAGGACCGCTGTCTATGTTTGTAAGCCCGGGAGGAACAGCATCGTATGACTTGACTAAGTGTCCTTGCTCATCAAACTTCTTTATATCAATCGGGGCTTTCATCCCGACTGTATTGAATGGGGTATTAGGAGGGGTGTCAGGGAATGCCATAGATGCGTCTGTCTTCCCTTGCTCGTGGAATGGTCTTAGCCCAGCTTGTTTCTGTTCTGGAGTATTAGCAACCATTGCAGGATCTTGCGCAGCTTGCTTGAACAAGTCTACGTAGCTACCCTGGTACCCATCAGCTTTAGCTTGGTTTACTATCTTCCTACGATCTTGATTATTCATTCCCCGTTCGGTATAGTGTCACCCTCTTTGTACAAAGCTTTCTCTTTGAGCTTTATCTCTTGTTCTTTAATCTCAAAGTCTCGCAACATCTTCTCCATATCAAGCTGCATCTTACCGGTTTGGTCTTTAGACTCTGCAGCAATAAGAGCTTTTTCTATATCGACTTGGCGGTCTTTGTCTTTGCTAAGCTCTTCTTGTTGCATCTTCTGCTGCTCCATCTGCATCTGTTGTTCTTGCTGCTTCTGTTGAGCCTCTTGCTGTTTTTGTTGCAGTTCTTCTTGAGCTTTCTCTGCTTTGCGAATCTTATCTTTAAGACCTATAAAGTTCTCAGTATCAAACATATCCAGCACAGTAGATGATGGAATACCTGCCTGCACCATAGATTGTCCGATAGCTCTTGCCTGCTCAAGCTTGTCTTGATCACGTCCGGAGTCAGACACAAAGATCCCAAACTCTGATTCCATAAGCTCCATTGATGTTATGTCAAACATCTGCATAGTAGTATCAGGCATGACGTACATACCCTTCTTACCATTAACCCAAGCGTCTTTAGAGTAATCAAGTAGACCTTGCAGTTCTCTTTGCTCAAAGCGTGAGAACTTGCGGAACAGGTCTTCAGTAATATGAGATGACTGTACGATAGCTTGCTGTGATGCAGCTTTACCTTCGTATGGTCCTATACCCCCTTGCCGCTGTCTGTTTACTCCAGATATCTTTTCCCACTCTAGTTGTATGGATTCTAGCAGAGCGAGGTATTGGTCTATAGTTTTGATAGACATATCCAGCACAGACTGATGCTGTGGGGATAGCTGTATACCTTCCTTGTTGTAGTCAACCCACGCAATACCTGTACCTTCTACGAAGTACATGAACTTATCCATGTCCCACTTCTTGGGTATCATGTTGATGTCGAACTGAGCTATGATGTCTTTAGACCTAGCTATAGCTAGTTCCATACGATACTTGAAGATGTTGTAGTTCAGCTGATACGGGATCCCAAGACTTACAAGAGAGATATTGTCAGAGTTTACGTCTGAGTATTTTCTCCCATTGATTGGGATTTTGCATTTAGATGGGTTGTCTAGTGATGTGCGTTGATTGGCTAGTGGGTTGATGTCTATGTAGAATCTCCCATCTATGCGCGTGCCTTCCCAGACTTCATTGACCCACTCGTATCTAATCTTAGCTCCAAGGGACTTCATTTCTTTAGAAAGTCTGAACCCTTCTTCTACAACCATCTCTTCATCAGTACCTGTAAGGGGGTCACCGTATGTAACAAACCCAATGCGCTTACGGCTTTTCCAGTATACAGTAATACATTCTATGAGTCTATTACGATAGATGTTTTCATCACTACCGTTAGCCTCAGCTCTGTACAACAAGTAAGAATCAGCTGACGTCTGCTGTGGGTTCTCCAGTTCTAGTATTTGCTCATCACTTAGTGACTCTCCGAAGGTATCTATAACCGTAGATGCGTGTGCGTACTTACGTACCATAGCCCAGTCCCCATCTTCTACAAACTCTAGGTCTGGATCTTTGTCGTAGTCTATATCTAGAGGATTGAGAATCTCATAGAACGGGTCATTTCTAATTACACCTTTATGAGAGTATACTTCCCCAGTTACTAGATAATGAAAGAACCCTTTCTGGAACTTGTCTCTAATTTCCTGCTGTTGCATTATGTAGTTGATAGCAGATTGTCCTTTGAGGGCACGGCTATCTACATATGTGCGTTCAAACTCCTCTAGTATTTGCTGTGGAGGTTGAGGGGGTTCCGCCCCTTCTTCTGGGGCCACTTTTTGCTCAAACAGCTGATTAGCTAGCTGCATAAGAGTGTTGTGCTTTTCCTGCTCTTTGATAGATGTACTATCAGAGTTAGTTACTGTAACAGTGTAGTTCAGGGGTCTCTTGGCTTTCTCCCCGAGCAGCAAGTCTATGATAGGCTTGATGATGGGGTAGTTCCTCAGCTTAGAGGGGAAATTATTTCTGGTCTTACCGTACGGCTTAAGTACGTACCGGTAGTCCTGCTCGTCAATGACTCCGTTGTAATAGTCGTAGAGTGACTTGAGATATGATCTCCGTTCACTGACCCCAAACTTGGATAAGTCTATATATGCCTCAACGCATTCTTCCCTCCACTTCTTGGTCTTCTGGGATAAAGGAATACGCTGTTTAGGGAGGTTCGCCTGTCCATACATGTCTTACAAAATTATTGATATATTTGACTAAACCACTCATCTGCAGACCTATCTTTGAGGATTTCGACGACCTCTTTATTATATAGCTCTCTAGTATGGTACATCCCAACCATTAAGGCCATGACTCTGTCAAAGTTTCCTTTATGGTTAAACTTAATGAGCTCTTGCAGTAGCGCAGGATCGTAGATCCTATGCAGGTTTAGTGTTGTGTTTCCGTCTTCATCCGTATTACGAGGAGTAATCAACCAGTCTCTTATGTATAGCTCACCTTGCCGCTTACGTTGCTCGGTCATGTGCATACCGTATTGTCTACGTACAGTCTTGGATTTTAGTTCTCTTTTGTCCAGCATCTCAAACTCCTCCTGTAGCTTATAAAGTTTGCGATATCTCTTGGCGTAAGCAATGAGCTCACCACGATCGTTCTCGAATCCGATCTTTGCGTTGTAGTACTCCGCGAGCATAAATAGATTGCGGTTGTACTCGTCTTGTGTCTTTGGTCGTCCGACATAGCTTGCTACAATTACATCATCAGGTTTAGATAGATTGTTAGGGCGCTTCATTACAAACGCCGCTCCGAGGGACTCGTTGGATCCAGACTTCTCTTGCGCGTACGGGTCATGGCATACGAAGTATAGATTGTGTGGGACTTCCCCCTCTTTGGTTGTGTACGGTGCTTCGTACATTACTACTGCCCCTTCTGTCTTGTCCCCTTTCCTGTGCGGAAACTTAAACACAGGGGTAACTTCTGGGGAGGGGCGAAATGCTATAGCTTTATCTTTGTTGTAGTATAGTACTCCTGCAGTTCCCTCTCTTTCTAGGTTATGTACTTTTATTCTGTTGTATTGCTCTTTCAAAGAAGTCACATCAAACAGGTTAGCTGTTACTTGCAGCGTCGCTTCTTGTGGAGTGAATGGATGCTCTGCAGTATACTGGTCAAGAGCCTTTGGGTCATTGGCACCTTTCTTTTTTTCTCGCTGTATCTCTTCGTGCTCTTTAGCTTCTTGTACCTGCGAATTACCGTCATCGTCTATAAACCCATCTAAGTTTTGATATATAGGGACAAAGTACCCGCACTGCGTACCCATAGCACCTGCGTCCCACTCATTGTCAAACGCTAGACAGTCATAAGAGTTAGGGTGGTAGAATAGTTCTTCCATACCGT